GTAGCATGTGTAATTGTTACAACATCTGTACCTGTAGATGATTTGTAATGAATCCCAACTGTTGTTGTAGAGTCTTGCTCAATTAATACAATACCTGTTGCAGATACTATTTGTACTTGTTGACCTGTTACTGTAATTCCTAAAAATTTTTCCATCGTTTAAAAAGTTTAAATGGGTTAATAAAGTACAAATATACTAATTATTTTGAACTTATTTCTAAGAACTTCAATACCTCAATACCCTCGTCTGACTTTAAATATAAAGCAACTGTTTCAAATGGGTCTTCTCCAAATGGTACAGTCATCATTTTCTTTTTATTGCTTTTAGTATTATACCACACCTCGCGCTGTCCATTTCTAAATTGTAATATATTGCTTGAGAAGAACATTTGAACATTAGACTGCAGTTTAAGTAAAGGGTCATTTAATATCTCTAAAAATGACTTAGGTTCTCTTTTAGCATAAATCAATACATCTCTGCGTAATTCTGCAGTTGATACATTTGTTACATCTTTTTGGAACATAACTCTACTTACTACTTCAAGTTGCTCTATAGTTAATTGTCTAGCTTCAATCAATGCATCTACTTCAAAGTTTAGCATCTCAACTTCCTGAGCAGCATCAATTGTTTTATCTACTTCTACAAAAGCGAATCCATTTAATGGATGATAATGTAAAAATTGCTGTAGCACAGGATTTGTTCTTGGGACACTTAGAAATCCATCATCAAAGATTATTGGTTCAAGAAGAAAGTTTCCGTCTTGTTCATCTTCAAATGGTGATTTTTGATTTCTTGCATATCGCAAAGCTCTGTTCATATTGTTCTCTTCATCAAAATAAAGAAGTGGATACCTAGTTGTGTTTCTTGATGGCAACGTAAAAGAGATTGGCGTTGCATTGCTTTTTAGCTTGTAGGTCTTATCTACTGATGTTGTGTTTTTTTTCATTATTATTTGATTTGATTTAGTTACTAAAATAAAGGAGGAGCAAAGCGCCCCTCCTTTTGAAAATTAAATTATTATTAAACTCCGTATCGGAATAAAACAAAGTTATTCGCACCTAAAGTACAAACAGCACGCTCAGACAAGAAGTTAACTTCCATTGCATCTAAGTCACTAGTTTGAGCACCTCCGGCAGAACCTGTCATCCAAGTTTTGTATCGTCTGTCTTCTGCTTCAGAAGCACGATATCTAACGTGTAAGAAAGGACGCTTTGCATTTTTACCCATAACTTGGTCATATACATTTGTAGAACCTGCAGGAACAAGTAATCCTGTGATGTTTCCACTTGCGATTGCACCTGTTGGCATACCTCCACGCATTGTTGGGTCATTTAAGTATTTCCAATCAGTCTTGTAGAAGTCATAACCTCTTCGGAATCCTGTAAATCCTAAATTTAATGCCATGTCTTTGTCATTGTCAAATAGACCATAAGAAGTACCACCTGCTCCATAAGAGTTTTGTGCAGCTAACATATCGTCAATGTCAAATCCAAAATCACGATTAACAAATACTACGTTTTCTTCAATAGCACCTTGCTTATCTAAACGAGAGATAACAGTGTCCCAATCAGAAAGAGTTGTTGGATTACCACCACCCCATACGTTTCCACGGTCATTTACTACATAGAAGATACCTTCTGAACCTTTGTTACCCGCTGATGTAAATGTTACCTGAGTAGCAACACCCGAACCTGCACCTGCAGGAATCGCTTCAACCATTGCAGTTTCAAGATAATCTTCAAAACGTAGACGAGTTTCGTGTTCTGATTTTAAGTACCAAAGGTATCCTGTAGCACCATTCTCAGTAGTCACTTCAACCCAACCAATTTGAGCCATGTCAGAACCGTTTACTGCATACTTATCTTTAATGATAATTGGAGAATTTGAGAAAATAGTATCTTCAGCCTCTAAAGAACCTGACATACCATTTGTTCCTTTTTTAAATTCAGAACCATATACCCAAATAGAACAAGTAGACGCAGCAGCAAAAGTTTGACCACCTGTCTCATAATAAGCAACTGTAATAGTATAGGTAGGACCCGTACCTGCAGGAGCAACAATAACGATTCCTTTGTTTGACAATCCCGTAGCATTATCAAAAATCATAACTGTTTGACCTAAACGAATTGAGATTGTATTACCCGAAGTAATTGTAGCGTCTGTAATAGTAAATACAGATGTATTAGAAGCAGCAGCAGCAGCAGGAACACAGTTTGTGTACTTTGTGTGCAAACGACCTTGTTCAGCCCATTTAATCATATCCGAGTTTGACGGCATCTCCGCTCCTACCATACGTAAGAATGAAGCTACTGTTCTATTACCATAACGCTCAAATTCTTTCTCATAAGTATCAGGAAGATACTGAGTTAAAAAGTTAAAGTTGGTAATGTAATTTGTTTGTAATGGGACTTGCTCCGAGCTTGGAGTCAACCCAAAAGTTGGTGATGCTAATATAGCCATTTTGTTTTAGTTTTAAATTCTTTTCATACTTCTAATTTTTAATCCGTTACCGGAATCAGGGCTTAGAGACTTGACCTGCATTCCATCAACCTTCGTACTAGCTTCAGACATCTTACGTTCAGACATGTTTATGTTTTTAATCTTACGTGTAACATCATCAGTAGCATCAGCTTGTCCTTGTTCGTAAAAGAACTTAGCAAACTTGTCGGGGTTCATTGCCATAGCTAACGACCTATGGTATCCTTCTGCGTCTTTCATTAAACCATTCTCATCTAAAAACTTATTTATAAAGTTCTGAGGTGTTGCATGATTCTTTTTAATCTCGCTTAGATTGCCGGGAGAAAATGAAAGTTTTTTGTCGTTTATATTGAAATCAAAACCTTTGAAATCATCGCTTAAAACCTCACTTGTCTTTTGGTCAAACCATTCGCGCTTACGCCTGTTTGATTCATCAATAGTCGCCGCTTCTTTGGTGTATTGTTTGTATGCCTCGTATATTTCTTTTTCTTCATCCGGAACACCAACTCCTATTGACTCAATAGGAACAGAGTATTGTTCTTTCTGTTGATTGAAGTATTTCTTGGCTTCCCCAATAACCTTCTTCTTTGCAATCTTTGTTTTCTTAATAAAAGAGTCATCATCGATGTCCTCATCATATTGATAATCTTCCATCAATGCATCTATATCATCGGAATCCAACTCTGAATTCGTAGATTGTAGATACTCTTTTATTAAACCATCCGAGTCCATATTGTCAAAATCTTTATTTAACTTTATGAAATCTTCAAATCCTCTTCCTGTATCTTTCTTATATTTCATATAAGCCGCTACATCTGAAGGGATTTCTTCACTAGATTGCCTTTCCGCCATCAGTTCATCAAATGAACTAATTTCTTTATTATATCTTTTTCCAATATATGAAAGAACTTTTTCTTCACTCAACTCTTCCTCATAGGACTCTTCCTGTGGTTCAACTTGAGTTACTTCTTGCTCTTGCTCTTGTTCTTGCTCTTGGACCACATTATCTGTTGATAGTGATTCTTCGTGCTTAACTAGAAGCTCTTCTTCTATTTGTGCAACGCTTTTTGTTTCCACGTCACCGATTGCTCTTACTTTAATTTCCATTTTATTTGATTTAATTTTTTACAAAGTTATACAAAAATAATTAATAATTAACGAGGTGAAAATTCACTCATATCAAATCCATCTAAACTATCTTCATTTGACTCAAAAGTCATTGGTTTAGATTGAGACACATCAAATCCATCTATGTTATTTTGATTAGACTGAAAGTCTTGAGGAGGTAAATTATTTTTCCGTTGGTTTATTAATTTTGATTGCTCGGTATTCTGCTGACTTATTCTTTTTGACTTAGCATTTTCTCTCTCATCCTCTCGGGTTTTCAAATTGTTTTGAGTAAGACCACTTAGCTGCATATTATAATCAAACTCTACAGCCATTAGGTCTTTTTTAAGTTGAGCCTCTGCTGTTAATTGTTGGATATTAAAGTTAACCTCAGCTTCTCTTAATTTCATTTTTGCCTCAGACTCCATTTGTATCTTTTGCATAGCAGTTTGCATTGCTAGCTCTTGAGACTTTAATTGTTGCTGTGCCTGCATTGCTTGCATCTGCATTTGATTTTGACTTTCTCTATCTTGCTTTTGAGTTCTCTTCATCTTTAACAATTGATTAGCAAGCTTAAGATTTCTTAACTCACGAATATCAATTGCATCTTCAAGATTTATATCTCCTTTAGATAAAGCCATTTGTATATTTGCTTCAAGCTGTGCTTTTTGTTCTTCATCAGGAGATACTTCAATAAAAATTCCAAAATCATAAATATATAAATCCGAAATATCATTTAATATTGAAACATTATATTTTCCAATCTTATTTGCAAAGTCATCTTTGAAATCTGCATACTGCAATATATCTCCAACTCTATACGTTAACGCCTCTGCTAAACTCCTATAAATATATAAGGCCCCTTCAAGGATATGTCTTGTAGCTGTATTTGAATTTAATGCAGCAAGCTTCTGAACACCAACCAATGAGTTGGGGTCAGGATTACTTCCGTCTCTCGCCTCATTCAATCCTGTTACAGAACGAATCATATCCATATAATGATTATAGTTAGATATGAGCATTTGAGTTTTACTTAATCCTGAGTTTGAAGTTAATTGAGTAATTGGAACTTTAGCATTATTGTAATCACCCTCTTGAGTGTAGCTTCTTCCAATAACACTACCCGTTTGAAAATACAACCTTAGTGCATCTTCAGGATTATATGCGGCACCCGTTCCTAAATCAACCTCATTTAAACCATCCGCATCAATAAATACACCATCAGGCACTACCCTTGCAATAACTTGCTGTAGCTTCAAGTGTGTTATCTGTATCAAATCTGCAAATGGAATCATTCGTCTAACTAAAGATTCAATGTTTCCTTTATACATACGTGGGGCGGTAGCAACATAGTTTGGAAGAGCATGCTGAGAAGTTGACTTAGGTCTAACCATATTTTCCGACATCTCCCACTTTATAATTATGTTTGTTCCCATAACCATTACCCCATCATACCAAACATCAATTGTTTTTTCAATCTTAACAAAATTGTTCTCTTCCATCATTTCAACCGGAGGGTTGAATGTATCATCTTTTTCAATCACTCTCGTTCCACCACCCTCAAGTAATTTCTTTTTGTATACTATTTTTTTTGTTGTCTTGTAATTAAAATAAAGCAACGTACAAGTGTCTTTATAAAAAAGACTATTCTCGTAGAATTGAGATACATTATAGTAATCATACCACCCTTGACTGCTTTTAGATATTTTCTCTAATTCTTCTTTCTTTAAAGAAGGCTTGATTTTTAATAACTCTGTAATTGGAAGTGTTTTTATTTCACCCCAATAAAAGCAGTCATCAAAAGTAGGAGACTCAGTATAACTGTAAACTACATTTGCAGGGTCTACATATGAAATAGAAACACCTGAACCTAATAAAAATTCATGCTTTGCTATACCAATCCCTATTACTGCCAAATCATAGTCTACTCTTTTTCTAATGTCTTGATAATGGTTCTCATCAAATATGGTATTAATAGCTTCTTCTTCAGCAATCTCAATTGCAGGCTTGTAGTTTATTTGCATGAAAAGAGCTAGCTCTTCATCTGTTTTAGGCAACTGCTCGGGAGGCATAATAAATGGGTCAACCCCTGTCTTCTCTTGAATAATCTCAAGTGGGACTTTGGCTACCATTTGTCCCTCAACCATATCTTGAAACTTACTTCTCTTTTGTTGAGACATTGCGTCTTGAGAGTATGCCTTAACCTTAAATAATCTATCAGACATTCCATTAACTACAATGTCTACAAATTTAGGAAGTATAGGAACAGGTGTCCAATCTAAATTTAAGTATGATAAATCACCATCTATTGCTAGCTCGTTTTTATATTTTGCTATGGATTGCTCCCCTCTTGCATACAACCTTAACCTATGGAAATCTTTCCATTGACTATAAAATCTACAGGACCCACCATCCTTTCTAAACCACTCATACTGAATAGCTTGTCCTACTTGGAGCCCAAATTTTTCTGTTGCTTTTTCGCTGTCCGTTGCTAACTGACTTGGGAATGAAGCAGAGGTTATATCTATTATCGTATCTTTCATTCGATTAATTGACTGTTGTTTCCATCATTACTGTATCTTGCAAAGGTAATGCTAATTTTTGATTCTTTTTTCTCAGGTATATATATATGTTTTTGATTTGCCATTATAGCTAATCCCGAACTAATTGAAGCATCAAATTTTGTTCTATCATTTATATCAAATTTAGCCCAATCCTCTAATGTTCTTGTAAATGGCATAGTTCCTATTTCATCTGAATCTCTATACGTTCCAACTAAATCCATACCTATAAACTTCTCAATATAAGACTCAATTGCTGATGCGTGCGATTGCTTTACATCTTCAGATGAGTTTGGTATACCACCTAACTCCCGTTCTGTTTTTGATAATTTAGAATATAACTTGTCGGGTCTGTTCATACAAAACCCTCTATACCCTCTGTTTTTGAAATGATATAATAATCTAGGCTTATTATTTTCTATTAGTATAGGCATACCATAAAAAATACAAGCCATTAATACCTCTTCGAAAAATATCTCTGCTGTTTGTGGTCTTGCTACATACTCTAAGAAAAATTCATTTGTAGGAGCTTCGTCCATATGAAACTTAGTCATGCCATGCAAAGAACCATTAGAACCTCTACCACCTACTACTGCCGATATGTCGTAAGAGTCACACCCAAATGAACCTATATGCTCATTTCCGGGGTAATAAACTCCATTTCTATTATATACATTATTCTGAATAGACTTATTAGGCATCCAACTTACTAAGAACCTACCTCTATTGTCAGGTGTCCAAACAACTTTAGTATCCTGAATACCATCTAACCAATGGAAACTTCCACGAGTAGTATGATGTCCTTTTATTGTTGAGTCGTTGTAATCTATCTGTTGATATATCTTTGTAAGATTAAAAATAGCTTGTTTACTTTCATCTCTAAAAGCATGAGACTCTGTTCTTGGGAATTGACGATAAAATTCATTTAAGGCATCAGCATCACTTTTCAAAGAATCTACCTCAGCTTCCCAATAATCAATAGCTCCATTTTTTATTAGCAATTTATCTACTCCCATAATTGGAGTTTCAGGAGCATTGAATACAGGTGAACCGTATAGGTCTATGAATCCTTCCATGTTCCACTCCATAGGTATAAATAAAGCATAGAGTCCGCTTTTTGTTTGACCGTTTGCATTTCTATGAGAAACATTCGAGTCTTCATATATATCCTTGAAATTACTCCCTCCTTTTGATAGAGCATTTGATGTTGAACCCATCATACACTTACCAATAATTTTAGAACCTAATCTTAGACAAGTTTTGGTAACTCTCCAATTTTCTTTTATATTATTTGGCTTAGTCCATTTACCACTTTCATCATGTGCTAGAAATAATAGTTTTTCTCCATCATAAGAGTTGTCTTCTGTATTCTTCCAATCTATAGTTGTATCTAATCCATCAAGGTCATTCGCCTCAGCATTATACATGTTTTTCTTAGTAATCTTTGATGCCGGTATTCTAAATGCTAATTCAGTCTTTGGCTTATCCATTCCGTCCATAATTGGCTTAAAGAAAAATGGAAGCCTACTATTAATTGGAACTACCTTATCTGTAAACATCTTTTTAGCATCAGCTCCTGTCTTTGATAAGATACCAACCCTAGCATCTCTTGCAAGAGTTGCGACATTAATACATTCCGAAGATGACATAAAAGAAAATCCTGACCTTCTTATTTTTAGATATATCATTCCAAAAGAACGAGTATCAGCACGACAAGCTTCCCAAAAAAGCCAATAGATTCTATTTGCTTCTCTAAAATCAGGATACCCAACATCAATACTTGCCCATTGTAAATACATATAATGAGAACCCGTTATGTATGTAGGCACTCCATTATTATAGAACCAAAATCCTGATTCTCTACAATCAAATTCATTCTCAATATAATCTACCCACCTGTCTTTAAATTGAGAAGGCATTTCATTCCAAATGAAAATTGATGGTATCTTTAATAACTCTCTTGGCAATTCTTCTCTTTGCCAATATTGTTCAGCTTTAACTTCGCTTCTTTTATATACTTTATCAGGTACAGGTGGCAGCCCAATGTTTATTCCTGATATATTTACTATTTCACCTATTTGACCATTCTTTGAAATAACAATAATGTCATGCTTCTCATTATACCCATATAACCAAGACCTTGCCCTATTTTTGTGGGACATTGTCGTTGCGGGTACAAAATCTTTTTGTACACAACATATATTATTTTGACCTTCTTTCAGCAAATCCTTGTTTAGTATCCGTTTTACTTATTCCTTTCTCTAAGGATTCAATTCCCTCTCTCTCTGATTCTATTCTATTTAGTATCTCAAAAGCATCAAATATCGCTAACTTTTTTGTCATAGCAGCATTTTTTAATCTATCTGCTGCCAATTCATCTTCAGAATCTACTTTAATAATGTTTTCTTCTGCAACTTTTATTAGTTGCTCAACCGCTTTATGACCTGCTGCAATTATTCTTAATTTTATTTCTTTTGTATCCATTAATTTAATTTAATTGTTATTTGACTATCTATTATTCTATACATCATAACATCGTCAACAGTAAACTCATATTCGCTATCGGGAGAAAAACATACCATATCCCCCTTATTTATTCCTTTTGAAATTAAGTAATCATTTGGATATAGCATCTCACCCATTAATGGCTCATTGCTAAAAGGTTTTTTTATGTAAGAGTCAATAGCATCTATTGGCTTTACAAAACAATACTTATCATAAGCATTCCATACACCATCTTTTTGGTACATGAAAAATTGGTCTAGCTCAACAAAAAAGATATTGTCCTTAAAAAAACTTTTTCCGCTTTTCTGCCTACCCCTCATATCATAATAAAATTTAAAAACATTATGATGAACAAGTAATATGTCTCCGGGAGTTATTGGACCTGAATACCCTAATGGTACCTCTATTACTTTAGCAAGCCTGTTTGAAGATATATAGTCTTCTTCAGATGTACTTATAATAACATCGAGTCCACTAATGGATTTTGTATTGTTGTACCTTTTATTTATTAAAGACTCAACAATAAAGTAAAATGGTGATTTCATTAATAGAATATATTATATTCAATAGAAATTGGAATGTTATGCGTAAATTCTTTCCACAAAAGTATTTCATTTGCTTCGTTGATGATATATATTTTTATAGACTGAGTTGAATCCTCAAACTTTATTACATGTATCTCGTTAGTGTCGTTTAATATTTTTTGCCCTACGATATAGTGCATTGCCCCACCTTTATAGTCAGGACCAATAGAAATTTTTCTTATTTCCATATTAATTATAATACAATGGACACTACTCCTGAAGCGCTAGCATAAAGTTGTCCTTGAACTAAACCTCCTGCTAAAGCAGCAGCATTAGATGCATAAGTAGGCAAAGTCAATACAGCACTTGGTAATAATTGTAATAAACTTGAAATTAAAAAATTTTTAGTTTCATTATTTGATGGTACCTCTGTTCCTATTAGTAGGTCACTTAATACAGGTACAGCTACGGCATATGTGCTTATTTTTCCCATTTTTTTTTAATTTAAAGTTAATAAGTATAAAATCTTATCTATTAACCCAAGCATCTCATCCATAATATTTTGTAACTCTGAAGGATAATTATTTCTTTCTGAATCTATAGTTGAACGTAGGTCTTTTAAATGAGAAATAGCATCTGTGTTTTTTGATTCAGGAATAGTTATTTCAACTCTTTTATTACGACCAAAATACGCTTCTGTAAATGTATCAGTTAAATCAAGTATTCCATCATAATAAGCGTTTAATGCTTTATGTTCTGCAAATGAAGTAGTTTGAAGATGTGCTATATGCATTGTATCTCTCGATTGGAATAATGTTCCAATAAATTTTCCCGGTGTCATATTAATTTTGTTTTTTTGTTACTTCTCCTGTCTCAATGTTTATTACAGCATCATTGCCGTACTTTTCCATTAATGTCTTTTCGTGCTTTGTAAAAACATCCTTGATACCATCTATGTATTTTATCAAGCTATACTTTTGCAATTCTAAATCACCAAGATTCATTTTTGCTTTAGAAAAATCACTATTCATCTCTCTGATGTTTTTTAATTCTTCCTCTGTTACAAAAATAACATCTTGAACATCGTTGTTTTCTATCTTACCCATTTTATTTGATTTAAGTTAATTTTGTCACAAATATAATGCTTTTTTAATAAACATTCTCCAAACAAAAGAAATAACAACTAAAAGGATTGCCCCTGTCAATACTCCCCAAAAAAATAACTGCCAATTAATGCCACGTTTTTCTTTTGCCCTTTGCTTTGAGTCTTTATAAATATACTTGTATTTAAGCACATCTTGCTTAAGAACTTTGGTCTTATAACGATACTCAATTCTTGTTTGCCACCTAGTTTTAGGAACGTAAATATTATTGAACTTAACTATAGTATCCTTAGTGGTAAAATACTTCTCCCATACGATAGTATCATTTATTATTACAGGAATAGAATCTATTGTGTTTATTGTTATGGTATCAGAGTCTTGAATAACCTTTAAGCCGTGTTTAAGAGCTTTTTTATAATGGTATTGTGCCAAGCGTTCACTTGAGCATCCAAGTAACATTAGAGCGCTTAAAAAGACCACAAGGATATACGATAGTTTCATTATTTCTTTTTGAAAAAGTTTCTTTTTTTATCTGCTCTATTTGCAGATTGAGATTGAGATACTGTTTTTGTTTTAGATACATGGGCTACGTCTTTTCCGTCATGGTTTCCTGCTGTACCATTCTTTCTATTTATACGCTGAAGGTCTCTTCTATATTCTCTACGTTCTTCAGTATCATGATATTTCATATCATATTTAACCTTCTTCTCTCTCGCTTCAGGATTTTCATGATAATACTTTGCCGTTTTAGACTTACCTTTAGTCGTACCTGCTAAAAAATTTCTCATCTCCCTTGTTTTGTATATGTTTTCTTGTAATTCTTACTTGACTTCAATTTAGAAGTCTTACTCTTTGCATGAATATTTGCACGCTTTACTTTTGGCTTTATCTTTTTATTTACTTCTATTTTCATAGCTCAATTAAAGTATAAGTGAATTTATTTCCGAATGCTGCCTTAGCCTTGTTTATAATTTTCATGAACTCGACAAAATTTGAGTTGAATCTAAAAACTTGACACCCCTCTGAAAAGTAGTCCACGTAAGTTGGGTCTTTGTAGATAGATGAGCGATGAATATTGATACCGAACATTCCTGTCTCTGTTATCTTCTCATCATACACAGTGTCCTTGTTATTATCTCTATATACAGTGACATTACCAAGACGCTGACATAAAGCCTCATACTTCCCATTATGCATAGACACACTATATACCCCTCTGTATTGACCGGTCTTTAGTCTAGCTACTCCTTTCGATTGTCTTAATATTTCTGTAGGTTTTTTGCCGGGGTCAGTAGTTATTTTCCACTCGTGGTACTGCCAAACTCCGTTTATTTTGTACGACAAAGTTAAGGTGTCATCGAATTCGTTTGTGACCTTCTTGCCGGGCTTTAGGTTTCTAATACCTACAATATTAACATCATAGTCTTTGGGGCTGTTAAACCAAACATAGCCCTTATTCTTGACTGCTATCTCTATCTGTTCTCTTGTGTAGTTCATCTCTCAAAAATTTATTTTCTTTTTTTAATAAGTAGTGCTCAAATATCATCAAGATACTAAAAACAGATAATATATATGCGGCGTATTTCATGCTCTGTATATCATTGCTTTAATCTTTTCCTGCTGTAGGAAGTTCAAATACTTAAATAGTTTTCTTATCATTTTATTGTATCTATATCCTGCTTAATATCCCTAGCCCTTGCAAATAATAGCTTCATAGCCTGCCACAAATCAATGCCTTTTACTGCCTTGTAATTTTCTGATATACTCATAACCTCTATAGACACTAAAACTAATGAAAGTATCTTAGTTAGCATCAAAGGTACTGAAAAGAATGTTAAAATAATATCATTGAGTATAAACCTATCTATTAAATAGAACAAAATAACAGCGACTTCATATAGCATTAATTTAGATATGATAGCACTAAGTTTCCTAGATGTAATAGGGATGTTTAGTTTCTTTGACTTCCAAATTCCTGTTAACGTATCTATTACTATAGCGAAGCCAATTAAAAAAAGTATCCCTGTAATAGGTAAAAAGAAAGCTCCAATAATTCCAAATAATTTTGTCGATGCAAAACGAATGTTCGTCAATAATATGAATAGTTGTGTTCTCATGGGGCTATATCTTCAAGGGCATCTAAAAGGCTAAAAGCCAAATAAAAAAAAAGAGTACAACCTCCAAGCTTTACATAAAGCTCACCATCACTCAACATCATTGAAAATGAAGTGATAAATCCAAATAAAAAATAAAAAGCTGCTAGAAAGTTTTTATGCATAATATTGTTTGTTTATATTTAATTACAATCCTCCATCATTAATATTCCATAAATAGACACCTGTAAGAATTGCCCTGCCTACTATACCTGCAGGTGAATATTTTGCTGTGCCAAAATCAACAGGGCTCAACCCATATAACACATCATATAAAAACCATCCATTGTAGATAGCATCAAGGTTAGCAGTAGAGAAAGTGGCAGGTGTTTTACTACCCATGAAATCTTGAAAATCATTGACATTAGATACATCCCAAGCTCCTATGTTTTGATTAAAATTAGTTGCACCATAAAACATAGCGTTCATATTTACAACTTCCCCGGTAACAAAAGCCAATGGTTGATTAAAAGAAGATGCATTATAGAACATATTACCCATATCATTAACATTCTCTGTATTAAAACTTAATATACCATTGAAAGAAGATGCATTATAGAACATACTATTCATATCATTAACATTGTCTGTATTAAAACTTAACGCTTGATTAAAATTAGTTGCACCATTAAACATACTACTCATACTAGTGACCTGTGCTGTATTCCATAGATTAATATTATTTATTGTAATTGTGTTTGAATTGGCAAACATTTGATAAAGAGTAGTTATATTTTGTAAATTAAGGATATCAGATACTAATGATAAATCTAAGTTAGTGCAACTATTAAAATACCCTCCATTATTAGCACCTAACTCAAGCTGCCCCCAATGTACTACCGATGTAA